CTACTAGATTAGACGCTTTTATAAAAGTAAATGGCTCTCAAATAGTTAGAACAGAGCAACAAAAACTTTCAAATGCAGCTGTAAATCATAGTCAAATGGTACATGGAATGCTAAAACTTCAAGCAAATGATTCTGTGACTTTTGGTGTTTTTACAAATGCTAGTGCATCAACTTACACAGTTAACTCACCTTGGTCATATGTAACAGGATATTTATTAGGATAAAAATATGGATATAACAATAACTTTAACAAATACAGAATATAAAGCATTAGAATATGCAGCAGTATCTCCACAAGATTGGGCAGATAACGCTTTAAAAAATAGAGCTAGGCAAGCAATAGATGAAATTGTAGATATAACAGTCAAACATTGTTTAGATAATGATATCTCAATTCCATCTACGAGAGATGAAATTGTTACTTACGCTTTTGAAAATGAAATAGTAAAAACACTAGCAGTGGTGCAATCAGAACTAGATGCATTAGAAGAATAAGGATATAAATAGTTAAATAGCATTTACATTAAACAGAAGGTTAAACTATTATAAATAGAATATAATAGGAAATAAATATGGCAAAACCAAATAGCAAACAAACATTTATCGATTATTGCCTTAGGTCGCTGGGTGCACCAGTGATTGAGATTAATCTTGATGAAGACCAAATCGATGATAGAGTCGATGAGGCTTTACAATTTTATCAAACATATCACGCTGACTCTATAGAAAAATTTTATTTAAAACATCAAGTCACTCAAACAGATATCGATAATGGTTATATAGCATTAAACGATTTAATTACAGATGTTGTAAGAGTTATGCCTATCAGAGATTCAGTCACATCAACTGATATGTTTGATATAAGATATCAAATACATTTAAACGATATTCATTCAGTCGGCTTTATGGGCAATTTAACTGAATACGTAATGTCAAGACAATTCTTATCTTTATTAGATGTTGTTGTCGATTCAGATGAAAAACATATCAACTTTGAAAGACATAAAAATAGATTAGAAATATTTATGGATTGGTCTGAAGAAGTTATTGTTGGTGATTACTTAATTGTAGAATGTTATAGAGTAATAGACCCTGACACATATACTGATGTTTATAACGATTATTTCTTAAAAAGATATTGTACTGCATTACTAAAAAGACAATGGGGTCAAAACTTAATTAAGTTTGAAGGTATGGTAATGCCAGGTGGAGTAACATTTAATGGCCGTCAATTGTTTGATGACGCAAACGAAGAATTAGTAAAATTAGAAGAAGAAGCTAGGCTTAATTGGGAACAACCAGTCGACTTCATGACAGGATAAAACATGCCGAGAAATGTATACTTTTCTCAGGCCGTTAAGAGTGAACAAAATCTTTACGAAGACCTGATAATAGAATCACTAGGAATATATGGACAAGATGTCTATTACATTCCTCGTACTCTTGTAAATCGTGATAATGTATTAGGCGAAGACCCAGCATCAAAATTCGATGATGCTTATCTTATGGAAATGTATATTGAAAACACCGAAGGATTTGAAGGTGCAGGAGATTTATATTCTAAATTTGGATTAGAAATAAGAGATGATGCAACCTTTATTGTATCAAGAAGAAGATGGGAATCACGAATTGGTGTATTTTCATCTAACTTAGTTGACCCAAGACCACAGGAAGGAGATTTAATCTTCTTACCAATGACAAATTCATTCTTTGAAATATCTTTTGTAGAAGATGATTCACCGTTCTATCAATTATCAAACTTACCAGTTTATAAAATGCAATGTCAATTATTTGAATATAATGATGAAGAATTCGATACAGGTGTTGGAGAGATTGATGATAAAACTGCACAATCTGCATATCAATTATCAATGGATATTAATATCACAGGTGGTAATCACTATGAAGTTGGTGAAACTGTAAGACAAACAATATCTGACGGTGTGGTTGTATTTGGTGAAGTTGTTTCAAGAACAAAAGTATCTGATACGAGTTCTCAAATATATGTTGCAAATATTGGTGCTACAGGAACAACAGAATATAAAAGCTTTGTTCAATCATCAGCTTCATTAGTAGGTGATAACACGGGATATAGCGGAATTATTAATGCTATATACGATAGTATAGCTGATGCATCAAGTGGTAGAGTATTCTCGACTGATGAAGCAGCACAGAATATGGACTTTGAAATAGATGCAGATGGATTTATAGACTTCTCAGAATCTAATCCATTCGGCGACCCATCGGAGACATACTAATGTTTGGTGACCATTTTTATCATGCTACAATGCGTAAATCGGTGGCTGTATTTGGCACACTATTCAATAACTTAAGAGTTATTCGAAAAGCAGCAGATGGTAGCGTATTAAATCAAATTAGAGTACCATTAGCTTATGGACCAAAACAAAAATTCTTAGCACGTTTAGACCAAGAAACTGGATTTGATGCTCCTATGGCAATTAAATTACCAAGAATGTCTTTTGAAATGACATCACTTACAATTGATACGGCTCAAAAAATGCCTAAAAGAAATAAGATTGTAGAGTTACATGCATCAGATGTCACAAAGAAAAAGACAATAAAACATTGGACATCATACGACATTGGCATGTCATTATATGTTATGGCAAAAAATCAAGATGATGGATTACAAATCGTAGAACAAATCTTACCTTATTTTACTCCAGAGTATAATGTAACAATAACACCTGTTGATGGTTTTACACATAAACAAGATGTTGCTGTCATATTAAATGGTGTAAATATTGACGACCAATATGAAGGAGATTTTACAGAAAGAAGAGTATTAATATATCAACTAGACTTTGTAATGAAAATGAAGTTCTATGGTCCTACAGGAGACCAAGGTGTTATACGAGAAATTAATATTGATTTTAAAGATAAAGGTAATGTATCTGATATAATGGAACAAATGGATATAACTATCAATCCTACAACTGCAGATGAAGATGATAACTATTCAGTAGTTACAACAATAAAGGATGGAGATGAGTAAGAAAGATAAATTAACTGCCAGTCTAGAAAAGAATTTACCCACAGTAAAAAAAGATAGACCTATTAAAATAGATAAAGATGTAAAAGATGATTATGAATTTTCTCGTGCAACTTATAAGGATTTAATATATACAGGAACAAGGTCAATGGACGTACTTGCTGAATTGGCAAGAGAGTCTGAACATCCAAGAGCGTTTGAAGTATTATCACAGACAATAAAAAATATTGGTGATACGACAGAAAAATTAATGAATCTTCAAAAGCAGAAAAAAGATTTACAAAAAGATGAAAGAGAAGAAGCTAAGAGAGTGACAAATAATAATATGTTTGTAGGTAGTACAACTGATTTGCAAAGGATGTTATTAAATAGAGATAATGTAATAGATGGCGAAGCTAAAGAATAATGAGTTCGGCTATCTAGGTAATCCAAACGTCAAGAGAGACGGAGTAGAAACCGAGTTTAGTAAAGAACAAATAATAGAATATCAAAAATGCATGCAAGAACCTGCATACTTTGCACGTACTTATATTAAGATTATATCACTTGATGAAGGATTAGTACCTTTTAATTTATACCCTTATCAAGAGAAAATGTTTAATCACTTTAATGATAATAGGTTTAGTATTGTATTGGCATGTCGACAAAGTGGTAAATCAATATCATCTGTAGTATATTTACTATGGTATGCTTGTTTTCATCCAGAAAAAACAATTGCAATATTAGCAAATAAAGGTGCTGTTGCAAGAGAGATGTTAGCACGTATAACATTGGCTTTAGAAAATTTGCCATTCTTTTTACAGCCAGGATGTAAAGCTTTAAATAAAGGTAGTATAGAGTTTAGTAATAATAGTAAAATAATAGCTTCGGCAACTAGTGGTAGTTCAATTCGTGGTTTATCAATTAACTTATTATTCTTAGATGAGTTTGCTTTTGTAGAGAATGATGCACAGTTTTATACATCAACATATCCTGTAGTATCAGCTGGTAGAGATACACAAATTATTATTACATCTACAGCAAATGGTATAGGTAATGTGTATCATAAACTATGGGAAGGTGCTGTACAAAAGACGAATGACTTTAAATCTTTTCGTGTTGATTGGTGGGATGTACCTGGAAGAGATGATGAATGGAAAAGACAAACCGTATCAAATACTTCAGAGTTACAATTTGAACAAGAGTTTGGTAATACATTTCATGGAAGAGGCAATACATTAATAGATGCAAATCATTTATTAGCACAAGTAAGTGTTGAACCAGAATTTATAAAAGAAAATTTATTTATATATCATCAACCTATAAAAGAACATGAATATGTAATGACCGTTGATGTTTCAAAAGGTCGAAACCAAGATTATAGTACATTTTCTATAATAAATGTAAGTGTTCAACCTTTTGAGCAAGTTGCAGTATTTAGAGATAATAATATATCTCCAATGTTATTACCAGATATTATATACAAATATGCAAACTATTATAATGAAGCTTATGTAGTAATTGAAAGTAATGACCAAGGTGCTGTTGTATGTAATGGATTATATTATGATTTAGAATATGAAAACATGTTTGTTGAATCAAGTATTAAAGCAAATGCTCTTGGCGCTACAATGACGAAACGTGTTAAAAGAATCGGATGTTCGAGTATAAAAGACTTAATAGAACAAAAGAAATTAAAAATAAACGATTCTCAAACAATTGTCGAAATGAGTACGTTTGTGAGTAGAGGAACTTCCTTTCAGGCATTAGCACCAAATCATGATGACCTAATGATGAATTTAGTTTTATTTGCTTGGTTTACAACAACAGATGTATTCCAAAATTTAACTAATATTGATATGAAAGATATGTTATATAAAGAACGGTTAAAAGCAATACAAGATGATATGTTACCTTTCGGATATGTCGAAAGTGGAAACTACGAAACAGATAAATATAGTAAAGACCCAGATGGTAATATATGGTTCGAGCAGGAGTGGACTGGAAATGCAAAATTTTAGCGATTTTAGAGTAGAAAGAAAAGAAACAGTTTTAAAAGAAGAAGAGAAAACATATCGATTCGTATATCTATGGTATGATGACCCAGAAGACCCTGATGACCCTGAGGCAACTGCAGATGACTTTATAAAAGAAGGAGAGAAGCTAGGTCTTAAAGCGTTTAAAGTAGATGTACAAGGTGCTTATTCTGATTTAGAAAATGGTGTAAGGTATATCTATGATGGTATGGCAGAAAAAGAACGAAAGTTTAAAATTGATGAAAACACAATTGTATTTGTAAGAGCACCTGTTACTAAAAGAAAAGCATGGTCAGACTTTTTAACTCAGTTAGAAAGAGCAGGTGTTGTATGTGTTAACACTCGTGCATGTATGGAAATTACATCTGATAAATACAGAACAAGCTTATATCTTGCTGAAGCAGAACTTAATCAACCTAAAACTGTATTGATACACCATTCAGAAAAAGCGATTGATGCTATGAAAAGATTAGGCGGTAAATATCCAGTTATTCTTAAAACACTTACAGGTTCATTAGGTATTGGTGTTATTAAAGTAGATTCAGAAAGTTCATTACATTCTACTGTACAATTAATGTATAAGTTAGACCCGAATATGGGCGTGTTATTACAAACAATGATTGATGACTTTACATTCGATATTCGTGCACATGTTATCGGTGGTAAGTTTCATGGTGCAATAAAAAGACCACAAGTTGAAAAAGACTTTAGAACAAACGTATCTTTAGGCTCAAAACCTGAACCAATAGAATTGACAGATTTAGAAATAGAACATGTAGAAAAAGCAGCTAAAGCTGTTGATGGTTTATGGGTAGGTGTAGATATATTCCCATCGAAAGATAGAAATAAGATACCACCAATGTTTATTGAAATTAACTCAACGCCAGGAACAAAAGGTTATAGAAAAGCAACAGGTGAAAATT